AACCGACACGCCAATATTTGGATTGGCTTTTTCCAGCACCTGCGGGTCGGTCCAGTCGTCACCTTCATCAACGGTATAGATGATCCCGAACAGTTCATCGTTGGGCACCGAGCCGTTGAGCATCTCGATGACTTCCCGCCGCTTGTCGTAGCACGGCCCCTCAATGTTGTACCCGGCAGTAGTAATGGCCCACATCAGTGGCTGACGTCGCGCCCCCATCCCGGTAAGCATCGTGGTGTAAAGCGCATCGGTGGCGTGCTCGTGATATTCATCCACCACCGCACAGTGGGGTGATGATCCATCACCGGGGTTACCGATCAGCGGTTCAAACCGCGCGCCATCCTCCGGACGGTTCATGTTTGAGGCGTTAACCTCAATCCCGAACGCTTCCGTCAGCATGGGTGTGCGTTTACACATCAGTCGCGCCGGGCGAAAGACTTCCCACGCCTGTTTCTCTGTCGTGGCACCGGAATACACTTCCGCGCCAAACTCGTTATCACAGGCAAAACAATACAGGGCGACACCGGCAGAGATTGCCGATTTGCCGTTCTTACGGGGGATTTCGGTATACACCTCACGGAAGCGGCGCAGCCGGGAGCCTTTATTGACCCAGCCAAACGCGCAGCAGATCACAAAGAGCTGCCACGGCTCCAGCGTGATGGGCATCCTCTTGAATGCCCACTCACCCTTGGTGTGCGGCAACAGCTGAATAAATTTGGCGGCCCGTTCAGCCAGGTCCTTGTCGAAGCGGTAACGAAACGACTTACTTTTTTCCGCCATCAGGTCATCAAGATGGCGCTGGCAGGCCTGAATCACAAACTGGCAGGCCACAATCTTTCCGCGCACGACATCCCGGGCATACTGATTGGCAGCATTTACGTTGGGGTAAGATTTCCGGCTCATGATTCGATGATTTTCAGAAACGGGTTAGTGGCTTTCTTCTTCCCCGCCAGGCCAATCAGACGCTGGCGGCTGCTGGGGTCGAGTCCGAGCATTGCCCCCGTACTGCTCATCTCGGACTCCTGTTCTTTTTTGGCGGTCAGCTCCGGATTTTTGACCATACCGCCCATTGCACCGGTGATGGTGTTGCCCTGTTTGGCAATATTTTTCACGGCACGTCGCCAGAACTCATAGGCCACGCACCACCGCTCAAGTACCGCTAGGTCAGTCACGCACAGCAGGCCCTGACCGCAGAGTTCTTTGGTTGTCAGTTGCCACATGATCGTGGCGAGAGGGAGATCCTCTTCAGCGAACCACTCCGGTGGCTCAACACCTTTGATGGGCGTAAAAACAGGTTCATCTTTGTTCAGGGCTCGCTTGCCGGGGTTTCCGGCCAGCGCCTTGCGCGCCGTTGGCTTGGGGCGACGCCCGGAACGCCCCGCCGTTCCAGCCATATGCGGCACTCCTGGTTAAATTTCATTTTTCGCGGGTATAAAAAAACGATGGGGCGGGCAGTCCGGAAGACGTCAGGCTGCAGGGATTTGACCCGCCCCTCCCCTCAGACAGTTGAGAATTATTATCACTTTAACCGTTCACGGGCCGTCTTCGCCTTATGACACGGCCAGCACAGACTCTGCAGATTACTGTCAGCATCAGTGCCGCCATGCGCTTTAGGGATGATGTGGTCAACAGTTTTCGCCTCACGCACCACACCAGCACGCAGACATAATTGACACAGGCCTTTGTCACGCTTCAGAACACGCGCGCGGATACTGTCCCACTTCGAACCGTAGCCGCGCTGATGACGGGATTGTCCAGGTTTGTATTGCTTCCAGCCTTCGCTTTTGTGGCTTTCGCAGTAGCCTGAAGGGTCAGTAGTGGTATGGCGGCAGCCGCGAACACGGCAGGCTTTCGGGGTTCGTGGCGGCATTAATGCTTCCCTTTAAGTTATTACGATGGAACAGACCATAGAAATGGCAATAAAAAACCGCCCGGAGGCGGTTCAATTATCATCTCGATAAACTAAATCAGATCACCAATGTATTTTGCACTAATTGAAATTTGCATCTGAGGCATTCCGACCACAGATCCATTTAACAGGTAATCACGTCCTCGTTCCTGCAAAGAAAGACTCAATTCAAAGTTCTTTACCCCAGGGAAAACCGAGGTGACATTTAAATCATGCTGCGATACGCGCAGAATAAGTTGGCTACCGTCAATTTTTCCCTGATACGTAAAACCAAAATCTCCGCCGTTTACTGCATTGTTTTTGACAACTACGGTACCATTACCAAAATCACGTTGATTGCTTCTGAAAACAACAAAATAGATACCATCTTTCATGTGTAAAGCCCTTTAAAAGAGTCACCAAAATCAGGTGCTTTGTATCTATTGGGCCATCACATATCAAATCAAGGAACAAAACAAAGTTAACATCATTTTTTTTGCATGATGTGACCACGCTCAACTTCAATCCTTCTGATGTCAGCTTTATCGGTATTACACTGCGCCAATGCAGACAACAAGGCGACATTCAGATCTAAGCTCGAGCCCCACGTAAAATGATCAGGTAAATCAGGCTGAGGGGTTTCAGCCGTCAGGCTGGCTGGTAACGGAACTACCGGAACCTGGACGTAAACTGTTCGCGTACTTCCGCAACCGGTCAGCAGCGGCAGCAGGCACAGGACGTGAAGCACAATCATCATCCGCAACAGCCACTTTGATATCTTCCTGGGTTCTCTGTGACTCCAGTGCGATCTGCTGTTTTGCATGTTGATTCGCCTCCTGAATGATGTTCGTTATTGCCATAGTACGCAGAACATTCGCGGTGATAGCCTCAGTAGAATCAGCTCGCTGTTCCGCAGCATCAGCACGCTTCTGCTCCTCCAGAAACTTTCCATGATAGTGATTCGCTGACCAGACAAGACCACCAGCGACACAAGCAATAAACGTTAAAATGAGCGCCCAATAACTCATCTTCATACCAGCAGCGCCGCCCGCGCCTTGTTGTATCGGACCTTACGATCCTCAATACCGTTCAAACCGCCGTTAATGATGCGCGTAACACGGTTAATATCGGCACCGTAGATCATGCAACCTTTAGAGGTGTAGAACCATGCAGCTGAGCGCGCAGCCTGTAGTTCCTGTTCCAGTTGTTCAGGTGAAGTCACCAGATCTAACTTCAGCGCCGCGCCACAGATGCGATAATTATGGAGGCCAGTGATTTGAATTAATCCTCTACCACGATATTTCCAGCCATCACCTGGTGCTTTGTTACCCAGTCGGTTGCTATACACCAGATTGGCAATAGCATCCTGACGAGCTGCATGTCCGGATGTTCTGCCAAGGGCATCAGCCTGCTGCTGTGTGATCCTCTTTCCGAACGTCGCCACAAGCGCAGATGGTGTGTAGTTAAGATTTTCAACTACGGCGCTAAACCCCATCGACTCATGGCCTACCTGAGCGATAAACATTGCCTGATCCGCTGGTGCTGTAATGCCGAATTCCTTCATCGCCGCATCAATGTGCGGAAACCAGCGCGCAGCCAGCCCGGCGCTAATACCAGCCGCCTTTTGAAATAATTGTTGGTTCATTAGTGCCTCAGATGATCAACCAGACGTGCAACGTTGCCTCTGACAGCCACCAGCACGGAAAGAAAAATAGTGTTCGCCACGATAATGGGCCATGAGGAATGGGGATAAATCCCACAGAGATAGGCCAACGGAACAGCACTGTATGTAACAGTAATCAGCCAGGCTAAACGTGAAACCCAAGGACGATGCCGCGAATCACCACGACGATAAAACATCAGAGTAATAACAACACAAGCACATAACAGCGCATTTATAGTTGCTGTCGGGTCATTTAGCTCCACCTGAACCTCCCCGGCGCGTTATGAGCGCCACCAGCGAGCCGATATCCTGATTATTCAGGAACGTCAGGATTTTAACGGCTAAAGCAGAGACGATTACGGCACCAATAGCATCCAGAGGTTTATCACTGTATCCGGTCAAGTTCGCCAGCTTGGAGCCAACCAACCCAGAGCAAAGAATCCCGGCAATATATGACACGATAAAATATGCCAGTCGGCGCGATGCACTCAGATCTGCAGCTGTTGCTATGTAGAATACAGCCCCTGCAAATGCGCCAAATACAACGCCGTAATCAGTTCCGGTCAGCAGTCCATAAACACTGGCACCCGTCAGGGCACCACCAGCCAGCCCAGTACCGGAAATCGGATCGGACATTTAGCCCCCTCTTAATTGCTGTTGGTCCTCTCAGAACGAGGGGAAACAAAAAAGGCCGCATTAAGGCGGCCTTGGTAAGGTATAGTTTTTTTAAGATAAACTTTGATTGATATACTCATGACACCCAAAAATAAAGGCGTTTTGTGCATCAATAAATGACTTTTTTTCTTCCGGAGTAAAATACCCTTTTGTAAAACATACTTTTAGCGCTTTTTGAAGATCTGCCGTCAGGGTTATCAACTTACAACCTTCCTCATCAGGCCTTATTAATAGAAGTAATTTATTTTTACTTATTTCAGCGGCCTTTATTGGAACTTGAATCTCCTCAGGGAAAACACCCTTAGCCAATATATCCATATTCTTATTTCCGACCAGATGCCATTGCTCAAATGTGCTGGCCAACATAATTACGTCTGTCACATGCTCAGCGCCAGCAAAACGTATTTGTTGCGCCAATTCTTTATTAGTATTCAAGTGAGCCTGTAATGTGGCTAAGGCAAAATTTTCTTTGATTGCCCTGTATGCAACCCAACCAGTTATTCCTGCGGCAATAACGCCTGCAAGAGCAGTAATGAGTGTTTCAAAAGGAAAGGAAGAACTGATTTCAATTGGCGGTAATTTTTCTATTACCAAGGTCAACTCGCCAGTAGTTTTTTCGAAAGCGTACGGTACGTTTTGCCAAGTCATGAAGCCTCCTGAGTTTCAGAGGAATCATAACAAAAAAACCCGCTCAATGGCGGGCTCTTAATGTTGTGTTGCTCAGTTCGCTTTAACGTCCCGAGCCTACCACAATTTAAGCACTTTCTTGCTCACTCTGCAACTTAAATCTGTCGCTATTTGTGCCGAATGCGTCACAAACTGGAGCGTACAGGATCGATTCTGCAAGACTTAGCCAAGTGTCAATGCGTCGACGACAGGTGATCAGCGGCCAGTCAGGATGTTTAGCCTGCAGTTCATTGGCCATCTGCAACTTGCTCTTACGAAGACGATACCGGTCAACAATCACGCTATAGAGCGATCGGTAGTCATCATTCATCAGTACTGAAGCAATGACACCGTCCACTAACATCCCTTCTTCATCTGAACAGAACGCCAGGCCGCTTTTATTTTTGCTGTTGAGAATTTCACGCAGGTACGCTTCAAGTTCAGGCTTGGTGATACCCGCTATCTTCATCCGGCGTAGCGCTTCATTGATAGCTGTCTTGGTGATTTTCCCGGATGCCAGAAGCTGGTTAAACATGTTTCCACCACTACCACCGCCGATATAAGACCAGCGGCCCCACATGCGCAACTTGCCTTGTATCCAGATACTTTCCAGAGTACGAAGGCGAACCATTTCACCTGATTTGCCAACTTCAGAAGGATTAATCATTTAGCATTCTCCACTTACGCCAGTACGCCTATTGCCAGCGCACGATCGATAAAACGAAATATCAGCTCCAGCTGGGAGCCATACTTCTCTTCAAATGCCACGGTATCCGCATGCAGCTCGTCGTGATGCTTTCTGCACAAAGGCAACACAAAGAGGTCATGCGCTTTTGTACCCATTCCACCCTGACCGTGACCTATCAGGTGGTGGGGATCATCAGCAGGCTTTCCACAACATGCACACGGCTGTGTCTTAACCCAGCGCGTGTACTTTTCATTAACCCAGCGGCGACGTTTGGGGCGTAACATAAAAGACTCCGGCGACTCCGGATCCACTTTCAGCGCCAGCACCTTTTTCGCCTTATCCTGGATGATGCTGGTGGCAGGAACCGAAGGCACAAGGTCACTTTCCCGGGTGACAGACTGCACAACAGGCTTCGGTAATCTCAGTGCCTTACGGGCTGCACTTTCCGGTAAGGCATCTGCCAGATCATTACGAATCAGCCACCAGCACAGTTCCGGCATTGTCACAACGTGACTATCATCAAAACCGAGATCCCGACGCACAACAGACAACACCCAGCGGGCACAGTTATCCGTTGCCATTGATTCCAGCCGTTCCGTGAACTGATCGCGCAGCTGGTTATCGCAGTGCCAGCACAGACGGATTGCGCCCGGAGCGTGTCGCATTGTTGTCATGTTCTCGCTGTGCCAGTCGGAATGAGGCCACTGGCAGCCTTTTTCACGAAGTAACCAGCTTTCAAGACATTCCACGCCACCAGCACGACGGATCACTGCCTCATTGCGGAACACGGCCCGAACAGCAGGATCATCCGCCAGCGGTTGTGATGCCGCCGGAACGGCACCACTGGCAAAAGATGAATAACGTTCTGGCTCAGGCTCCAGCAGGACACGCCCCTGCATAAACAGGGGCATCAGCTCTGAACCTGGCCTGAACAATACGATCCCCATACGCGGGGCAATTTCAGGGGTCAGTAGTGCTCTCACGGTCACCTCAATGAACGGTATCGAGCAGCTTTAACAGCTCAGGGAATCGGGATTCGAAGAAATGCGGCTGCGTCTCACGCGGATTTGCCGGACTGGTGATGTTCTTGCCGAACATGCAGCCTTTCGCCGTCAGCGACCAGAATTTTTTGATGTTATTAATCGCGGTACGGCTGTATCGTTCGCGCTGTTCGACGATCCCCAGTTTCACCATCTGGTGATATGCCTGATTAGCCGTCAGGCGGATACCATACTGTTTCAGCAGTGCACTCAGTGACAGTGTCGGGCGACTTGAGCCATCGTGTGCATCAGCAGGAGCATCAATGGCATAGCGCGGTGCCAGATTCGGTAAGCCAACAGCCTCCTGGAGTTTCTGACAGGCACCAAGCACAGATGAGTTAGACAGGTTTAACTCCCGACGCATAAAGTCCAGCAGAATCACACCAGCCTGCATCTTGTCAGCAGCCTGCCCGGATAATTTTTCCGGTGTGCTGGTTACCATATCGAAAGTACGGATCACCTTCAGATGGAATGACGGGCTGATCCACATTGCATAGGCATACACCAGTTCCTTGCAGACATAAGTTCCCCGTTCATTTCCCCCATGAATCACACTCACCGGATCAACACCCAAATTCTGGGTGTTGGTCAATTCATGAACAAGTTCAACAGTTTGTTGGCTGGAAAGAAACTTTCCTGGCTCCTTGGTTCTGGCATTGGCACCAGATGCTACTGCTGCGCGATGCAGATCGTTCAGGCTGTAACGCCCATAAGCATCACGACGAACTTCAATACCATCAATAACCATCAGATTATTCATACTTCGTTTCTCCTCTTAATCAGGCGGCTGCACCCGCCGTTTTCTCGTACTTACTGATAGTGATCTCGACCTTCCCTTCCGGGATAACCGGTCCCCACTCCACCAGCATTCTTTTCACCTGACTGTCGTCTTCCCACACACCCGCGTGGGTCAGGGCGTCAAACAGCGCCTTGTTATAGTTGTCCAGATCGCGGTTCCGGTTATCCGGAGGAAACAACACGATCTCCACTGAAGCAGGTGCCGACGTTGGTTTTGGCAGACGACGTAACTGCTCAACTATTGCTGCACACGCCGCGCTCTGGAATTTGCGCCCCGCCGCGCTTATCAGGCTCTTACCAGCAAACGCCCCTTTGTTGGGGTGTCGCCAGTACGTGTTCACGCTGGGCGGAAAAGGCAGGATCAGCTTCATACTTTCAGGCCCCTCTCATGTAACCAGTGGGCTGCACGCAGCCTGGCGTTTTCCTCACCGGCAAGCAGTGAGCGGATAATCCCGGCCGCCTCGCTGTCGTCGCCCTTCACCGCGGTATGAAGCGTTATCCCCCGGGCCACGCCACGCTTTATCGTGATGACGCCTTTTTTCTCCAGTGCGCGAAGATGCTCCACCGCTGCATTCACCGAACGGTATCCCAGCATGGTTGCCACCTCCTGATTGGTTGGCGGGAAGCCACGTTCTTTCTGGTAAGAAATCAGCATATCCAGCACCTGCTGCTGGCATTGAGTTAACGTCGTCATTAAGCCCCCACGTAATTCCCTGACAGATACCACTCTTCACCTGATGCAGCCCGCTTACTGCTTTTCCGTAAACACCGTTCACGATGCGCCAGAAAATTGTTTCGTTCTGGCTGGGAGTGGCTTTCACGGAATGCCGCCATCCACACCGTTGCAGCACGACGGTATAAGCCCCTGGACTCCAGTTCTTCCGCCTGGCGGGTCAGGCACAAAATCACCCGCGGGTCGTTAGTGCCGACATAGAAATTGCGCACAGGTCTGGTTTCACGAACTGGTTGTGGTTCCGGATCCTGCGCTCTCTCAGTCAGGCGCGGGAAATGTCTGTGTGTATCTCCTTCACAACGGTGAGCCACACGCCCACTCTGACGTAACTTGCTTGCTGACTGCAGAACGCGCTGCCGTGAGTAACCTGCAAAAGCATCCGCAATGTCTCCGGAAGTACAGCCCGGATGGGCTTCAATGAATTTCTGAACGTCATTCAAAAGACTCATGCTCACCCCCTGAATCCTGCCGGGATCTGGCTGTAGTCCACATTGTCGTAACTGGCTTTGAAGTACGGGTCTTCGCGTTTTTCTGTGTACGTGCTGACGGACGGCGATAAGCGCAGGGAAAGCTCATCCCATTTTTCCCGCAGCTTCGACGGGCTGAGCACGTTACGGCACCAGAACGGATCGCGGCTGACGCGGCTGTACATCTCGCAGATTTGTTTGTGAGTACGACCATCCTGCACACACATCAGGCGAATTTCGTTTGCCCAGGCTGTCCAGTTCGGTTCTTTGGGACGAACCACCTCGCCGTCACATTCGGCAGCCTGCTCGTACAGGGCGATGATTTTTTTCCAGAGCCACTGTGCGCAGGTCAAATCATCCTGCGTCCCCCACTGGCGCTTTTTAGGGCTGAATACAACCGCATCAGGATGGCGAGTTAAAAAATCCTGTTCAGCCGTCTGCGTGTCCGGTTGCGAAGCGTCCGGACGAGAAAGTTTTTTATCTGACGGATCATGTTTTGATTTTACTGACGGATCCCCGCCAGATTCTGACGGGTGAAAACCCGCTTTTTTGCCAGATTTCGACGCATCAAATTTTGACGGGTCAGATTTTGATGCGTCAGATTTTGACGGGTCAGAATCTGACAGTTGAGAAAATGCCGCTGCCTGAAGCTTCGCAACGTTAAGCTGATAAACATTCGACGCATTGCGGTTACCCTGGCGACGCGCCTTACGCGTTAACCAGCCTTCTGCTTCCAGCCGTGCGATAGCCGTTCTGACGGTACTCATCCCCGCGCCAATCTGACGGGCAATGGTTTCAATTGATGGCCAGCACACACCTTCGTCATTACTGAAATCAGCCAGGCGGGCCATAATTGCCACGCTGGATAACTTCATGCCTGATGCAGCGCAACCATCCCATACATAGCCGGTTAATTTAGTGCTCATGACCGACCTCTATTTCCCTGAATTTACGACGAAACTGTTCGAGCGGACTGAAGCATTCATGCTCATAACCTTCGCGGAGGTAGATAACCCGTTGTGTTTCCGGCTCCCAACGAATGACTCTGACGGGCACTCCGTAGTGATCTTTGAACCAGCGGTTAACTTGTCGCAAAGGACTGTCTCCTTCTGCCGGTTGAAATCACCCACAGCCCACTCTGCAAAGCTGTGGGTTACAATTTCCCTGTCACCTGGTACATTCACTGCATAGCAATATTCCACCTTCGCTTTTCCACCCGGAACAGGAAGCGCAATCAGTTGCGAGCGACGGTAGTGTGTTGTTAAACTGTTCATGCGTTAGTTTCTCCACAACCAGAAGCAATCGACGCCACGACGCCCGGAGCTGCACACTCGCGGGCGTCATTACTTTCTGAAATGCAAAAAATTTTGTAGACCAGTGCTGCATGCTCCTGCAGCTTCGAAATTGAGAGATACAGCTCGTCGTTAATTGCTGTCTTCTCATGCGGTTCCACTACACCGTCTTCGATTGCTGAACGAATCTGTTTTGAATAACTGCCGATCTGTTCAATGACTTCCAGCAGACGCTGGTTAATATCGGCGTTGTCCACATCCTCGACGTCAGGAAGAGACACAAAGACGCCATTTGCAGACTGTGCCACAGCATCAGCAATGAAGTGAGTGCCACCAGCACGCTGTAAAACCATTGCCCATCCCAGCGGGAAAATCTGATCGCCATCTGCACGAAGGCGGTTGAATAAAGCGTTTTCTGTTACATCGAGCCAGTCAGCCGCTTCAGCGTAACCACCCGGCAACGCCGCGATAGTTTTTCTGACAGCTTTCACGTACCACTCAGGCTGTTTTTCTATTTTCCAGTGATGCTTACCCACAATTAGCCTCATCGTTCTGTGGTTAAAAATTGAAAGTGTTCTGCTAATCTTTCGGATAGATATCCGGTCTTAAGTCAGATTTCGTAATTGCACCTGACGTGCATTGCTCAAGTTTTTTAGCCAGCACAAAACTGGCTTTTTTATAGCCATTGAAAACCAGCCGTAAGTAGCCAGGTGTTGAGCCAACTTTTCCGGCCAACTCGCCCTGCTGTTCTTTGGTTAAAGAGTCCCAATACGCTTTCATACAATATGTACCTCCGGTGTACATATTACATGATTGAAATGAACCTTCAAGATACTTGTACCTTAACGGTACAAGGGTTTTAATTTCGTTATGAAAACAATCCATGACATCCGGCGGTCTAACGCCAGAAAACTGAGAGATGGTGTTGGCGGGAATTCTTCCTTTGCCACTATGATTGATCGCGAGCCAACCCAGACCAGCAGGTTTATGGGAGATGGTGCTACTAAAAATATCGGTGACAGCATGGCACGACACATCGAAAAATGTTTCGACCTGCCTGTCGGATGGCTCGATCAAGAACACCAGACAACGAACATCACAAAAAAACCTGATGTTTCAATCACTAATAAACAAATCACATTAGTCCCTGTCATATCATGGGTACAGGCCGGAGCATGGAAAGAAGTTGGATATTCTGAGGTTGATTTGAGCACAGCAGAAACGTATCCCTGCCCTGTACCCTGTGGGGAAATGACTTATATCTTGCGGGTGATAGGTGATTCAATGATTGATGAGTACCGCCCGGGAGACATGATTTTTGTCGATCCTGAAGTACCTGCCTGCCACGGTGACGACGTTATTGCATTGATGCACGATACAGGTGAAACCACCTTCAAAAGGTTGATAGAAGATGGGACACAGCGTTATCTCAAAGCGTTAAACCCAAACTGGCCTGAGCCTTACATTAAGATCAACGGTAATTGCTCTATAATTGGTACAGTGATTTTCTCAGGAAAACCAAGAAGATACAAAATCAAAACCTAATCAATGTTTATGAACCTGCTTCGGCAGGTTTTTTTATACTTGACAATGTACCTTTGAGATACATAATGTACCCAAGCGAAACAACGAACAGGCAGGACGCCCACGAAGTAGCCGCCTGGGGCATATGAAGTCCAGGATGATTCGTTGAGTCATGTTGTGCCACTAGGCACTCATGTTAAAGCAGGTGTATGAAATGAAAGTCCAGATTTTAAACAATAACTGTGAAGTCGTTTGGTCATACGACATAGCCGCCCCTGTAGATCAGAGCGGCGATAGCTGGACCAATGGGAAACATCAGATTATGGCTGGAGTTGTGTTCTCTTTACGCCGTGCTTTGGAACAGGCTGAAGTATTTCCATCAGACCCTGAATGGAAATGGCCTTTTTCTATTTGTCCAAATTCGGAGAGCACATTTCAGAAAATTGGTCAGAAAGTCGCACTCGAAGAGCATCAGCCAACTGTTTCCTGATTTTTTCAGGTAACTCGTCGGCATCGCAGAAACAACAACGCTCGATCATGTTGAAAGCCGATTCGTAGAACTGTTTCTGCTGAGTGTCGCTGAGACAGGAAAAGAGCGACGTTACGATGATTTTATTAATTGCATTATCAAGTTCTTTTTCATCAAAAGTCATTTGATTTTCCTTTTATGTATACGGGCTTAAAAGGATACCACCGAGCCTGAAGTGGTGAAAAGACAGGCACATAACAGCTAAGTATTTTCAACCAAAGAGAATCCTTAGCGTTGTGGTGAATGCGGCTCAGCGCACGCGGGTTAAGGTTGAGGCTGACAGTCGACCTTCTGTGGATACCCACCCGTCTGGTGTGCAACCTTCGCCAGGCACCGGGAGGCACCCGGCACCACAACTTTATGCTGTGTGTAGTCCTGGCGGTACCAGTTTGTACCCTTGCTTCCGGCTGGTACCGTCCTTTTTACAAAACAGAGAAGAGCATCACCGGACGACGGGCTCATAACCCAATCCATCCGGGCGGCTGCTACCGCAGGTGTTCTTCTCTGTTTTGTGGAGAAACTAATCGGCCTTGCAGGGTCGATATGATGAGGAGCAGCAAAATGGCTAGCGAACGCAGTACTGATGTGCAGGCATTTATCGGGGAGCTGGACGGCGGCGTATTTGAAACCAAAATCGGCGCAGTTCTCAGTGAAGTCGCTTCCGGTGTGATGAACACGAAAACCAAAGGTAAGGTCTCACTCAACCTGGAAATCGAACCATTTGATGAGAACCGTGTGAAAATCAAACACAAACTCTCATATGTTCGCCCGACTAACCGCGGGAAAATTTCCGAAGAAGACACCACCGAAACGCCGATGTATGTCAATCGCGGTGGTCGCCTGACTATTCTGCAGGAAGACCAGGGACAATTACTGACTCTTGCCGGTGAACCTGACGGAAAACTCCGCGCAGCAGGTCATTAATATCGTTCTTAATTAACTGATTATTTATCTCATCACTGAATATCTTTATATAGTGAGGACTTATTATGTCTCAGAACTTAGACGCAACCGCAATTAATCAAATCCATGCCCTTATTTCTGCTCAGGGTGTTAATGAAATTATCAGTAAGATTGGTGCCGATGCTGTGGCATTGCCTGAGAATTTCCACATTCATGATCTGGAAAAATTTAATTTAAATCGCTTCCGTTTCCGTGGTGCACTTTCCACTGCCAGCATCGATGATTTTACCCGTTATTCTAAAGATCTTGCAGATGAAGGCACCCGCTGCTTTATCGATGCTGATAATATGCGTGCCGTCAGTGTGCTTAACCTGGGTACTATTGATGAACCAGGTCACGCAGATAACACCGCCACTCTCAAACTGAAAAAGACAGCACCGTTCTCTGCTCTGTTGTCTGTTAATGGCGAGCGTAACTCCCAGAAATCACTGGCAGAATGGATTGAAGACTGGGCCGACTACCTTGTGGGCTTTGATGCTAATGGTGACACCATTCAGGCAACAAAAGCGGCTGCGGCGGTCCGTAAAATCACGATTGAAGCAAACCAGACCGCTGATTTTGAAGATAATGACTTCAGCGGCAAACGCTCCCTGATGGAGTCTGTCGAAGCGAAGACCAAAGACATTATGCCAGTGGCATTTGAATTTAAATGCATTCCGTTTGAAGGTCTGAAAGAACGTCCGTTTAAATTACGCCTCAGCATTATCACTGGCGATCGTCCGGTACTGGTTCTGCGCATTATTCAGCTGGAGGCAGTGCAGGAAGAAATGGCTAACGAATTTCGTGATCTGCTTGTTGAGAAATTCAAGGACAGCAAAGTAGAAACCTTTATTGGTACTTTCACCGCCTGATTTCATTACTGCAAATGCCCCTGCGGGGGCATTTATGGAAACGTAATTTACTCAATAATCGCCGGATGGTGAGGGATTCTTTTTACCAGAATTCAGCGCGGTGCAGCGCATATACGTGGAGAACAAAATGTCATTTATTAAAACTTTTTCCGGGAAGCATTTTTATTATGACAGGATAAATAAAGACGACATCGATATTAACGATATCGCGGTTTCCCTTTAAAATATCTGTCGCTTTGCCGGTCATCTTTCGCACTTCTACAGCGTCGCCCAACATGCGGTTCTTTGCAGCCAGCTGGTGCCGCAGGAATTTGCTTTTGAAGCGTTAATGCATGATGCAACAGAAGCGTATTGCCAGGACATTCCCGCACCACTGAAACGCCTTCTTCCTGACTATAAACAAATGGAAGAAAAAATAGACTCCGTAATCCGTGAGAAATACGGATTACCCCCAGTTATGAGTACGCCCGTGAAATATGCCGATCTCATCATGCTGGCAACCGAACGCCGCGATCTCGGGCTTGATGATGGCTCTTTCTGGCCTGTACTGGAAGGTATCCCGGCAACAGAGATGTTCAACGTGATTCCACTGGCACCGGGCCATGCCTACGGGATGTTTATGGAACGCTTTAACGAGTTATCGGAGTTACGCAAATGCGCATGAATGTTTTCGAAATGGAAGGGTTTCTTCGTGGGAGATGTGTACCGCGAGATCTGAAAGTAAATGAAACAGATGCTGAATACCTGGTGCGTAAATTCGATGCGCTTGAAGCTAAATGTGCAGCACAGGAAAACAAAGTAATACCAGTGTCAACTGAACTGCCACCAGCAAATGAAAGTGTTTTGTTATTCGATGCTAACGGAGAAGGCTGGCTAATTGGCTGGCGTTCTCTCTGGTACACCTGGGGACAAAAAGAAACCGGAGAATGGCAGTGGACATTTCAGGTCGGGGACCTTGAAAACGTCAATATCACTCACTGGGCAGTAATGCCAAAAGCACCGGAGGCTGGAGCATAATGACCACATTTACCAATAAAGAACTGATTAAAGAAATCAAAGAACGAATCAGCAGCCTAGAGGTTCGAGACGATATTGAGCGCCGTGCTTATGAAATCGCACTCGTATCTCTGGAAGTAGAGCCAGATGAACGCGAAGCCTATGAATTATTCATGGAAAAGCGTTTCGGTGACTTAGTAGATCGTCGGAGAGCAAAAAACGGCGATAACGAATACATGGCATGGGATATGACTCTCGGTTGGATCGTCTGGCAGCAACGAGCTGGTATCCATTTTTCAACAATGTCACAGCAAGAGGTGAAATAATGGAGCCATACAGCCTCACACTCGATGAGGCCTGTCATTTTCTCAAGATATCCAGACCGACTGCTATTAACTGGATACGCACAGGGCGTCTTCAGGCAACACGCAAAGATCCCACTAAGAATAAATCTCCTTACCTCACAACACGACAAGCCTGCATTGCGGCTCTTCAGTCTCCGCTGCATACTGTCCAGGTGAGCGCGGGTGATGGCATAACAGAGGAAAGAAAATGTCACTCTTCCGCAGAGGTGAAATATGGTACGCCAGTTTCACATTGCCGAACGGTAAAAGATTTAAACAGTCTCTTGGAACAAAGGACAAAAGGCAGGCGACAGAACTCCATGACAAGCTAAAGGCTGAAGCATGGCGGGTCAGCAAACTTGGTGAAATACCTGATATAACGTTCGAGGAAGCGTGTGTCAGGTGGCTTGAAGAGAAAGCACATAAAAAATCACTGGACGATGACAAAAGCCGGATCGGATTCTGGCTTCAACATTTCGCAGGAATGCAACTAAGAGACATTACTGAATCAAAAATTTATTCAGCAATGCAGAAAATGACGAACCGGCGTCATGAGGAAAACTGGAAACTCAGGGCAGAAGCATGCAGAAAAAAAGGGAAACCTGTTCCAGAATACACGCCAAAACCAGCGTCCGTTGCAACGAAGGCTACGCATCTTTCATTTATAAAGGCCCTACTAAGAGCCGCAGAGCGTGAATGGAAAATGCTGGATAAGGCACCAATTATTAAAGTGCCCCAACCAAAGAATAAACGGATCCGCTGGCTGGAGCCCCATGAAGCACAAAGGCTGATTGATGAATGTCCGGAGCCATTAAAGTCTGTTGTTGAATTTGCACTGGCAACAGGCCTAAGACGCTCGAACATCATCAACCTTGAATGGCAACAAATAGATATGCAGCGCCGGGTGGCATGGATAAACCCGGAAGAGAGTAAATCAAACCGCGCAATTGGCGTTGCGCTGAATGATACTGCATGTCGCGTATTGAAAAAACAAATCGGGAATCATCACCGTTGGGTATTTGTGTACAAGGAAAGCTGTACCAAACCAAACGGAACGAAAGCGCCAACAGTCAGGAAGATGCGGTATGACGCAAACACAGCCTGGAAAGCGGCGCTGAGACGGGCTGGTATTGATGATTTCAGATTTCACGACTTGAGACACACCTGGGCAAGTTGGCTGGTTCAAGCCGGAGTCCCGTTGTCAGTGTTACAGGAAATGGGAGGCTGGGAGTCTATCGAAATGGTTCGTCGATATGCTCACCTTGCACCTAATCACCTTACCGAACACGCACGGCAAATAGACTCGATCCTGAACCCATCGGTCCCAAATTTGTCCCAGTCAAAAAATAAGGAAGGTACTAATGATGTGTAACTTATTGATTTAAATGGTGCCGATAATAGGAGTCGAACCTACGACCTTCGCATTACGAATGCGCTGCTCTACCAACTGAGCTATATCGGCCCTGAAAGGACATGTTCACGAACGTGAATCACGGTGGACAAGGTTAAAACTAACCGGGCGATGCGTCAATGGCCTTGTGAATCAAATGGCTACTTTTGCATCACCCGGTTTTATTTACGCACGAATGGTGTAATCACCAATGCCGATCCACTTGTAAGTGGTCAGTGCTTCCAGCCCCATTGGGCCACGCGCGTGGAGTTTTTGTGTGCTTACCGCCACTTCCGCACCCAGACCAAACTGGCCGCCGTCGGTAAAACGCGTAGAGGCGTTAACGTAAACAGCGGACGAATCCACTTCGTTAACAAAACGCTGGGCGTTGCGCATATCGCGGGTCAGGATCGCATCGGAGTGTTGTGTGCCGTGTTCACGAATATGGGCGATGGCATCGTCAAGATCGCTGACGATTTTGACGTTCAAATCTAATGACAGAAACTCATCGTCATACTCTTCGGCTTTAACAGCAACCACCTTCGCAGGGCCTGCCTGCAACTGCGCCAGTGCAGCTGCATCTGCGTGTAATGTCACGCCGCTTTCCGCCATTTGTTTGCTTAATGCGGGCAGGAAGCTATCGGCGATGTTTTTATTCACCAGCAACGTTTCAACCGTATTACATGTGCTCGGACGCTGAGTTTTCGCGTTGACGATCACTTTTAATGCTTCAGCGATCTCTACACTTTCATCAACGTAAATATGGCATACGCCTATACCACCTGTGATCACCGGGATTGTCGACTGTTCACGGCACAGTTTATGCAAACCAGCGCCACCACGCGGGATCAGCATGTCGATGTATTTATCCATACGCAGCATTTCACTGACCAGCGCACGGTCAGGATTATCAATCGCCTGCACGGCACCCGCCGGTAAGCCGCAGGATTTCAGGGCGTCCTGAATCACCGCCACCGTTGCAGCGTTAGTGCGACACGTTTCTTTGCCACCGCGCAGGATCACCGCATTACCGGTTTTCAGGCACAGCGAAGCGACATCAACCGTCACGTTCGGGCGCGCTTCATAAATCACGCCAATAACCCCCAGCGGTACGCGACGACGCTCAAGACGCAGGCCGCTGTCCAGTACGCCGCCATCGATTACCTGCCCCACCGGATCGGCGAGGTTGCACACCTGACGTACATCGTCGGCAATGCCTTTCAGCCGTGCGGGCGTCAGTGCCAGACGGTCAAGCATCGCTTCGCTAAGGCCATTGGCTCGCGCGTCAGCAACATCCTGGGCGTTAGCGTTGAGGATGATTTCGCTTTGTGCTTCCAGTTCATCGGCGATTTTTTCCAGCACGCGATTTTTTTCGCGGCTGGAGAGTTGCGCTAATTTATACGAGGCTTGCTTCGCGGCAATGCCCATTTGTTCCAGCAT